AGGTTTGGATCTGGACGGTCGCCTTTTACCTGGGCAAAACAGGAAATCATAAATAAGATTAAGAACCTTCACTGAAAAATCGTGGAAGTTTTGGCAGCTTCGCTGCGGCCCAAAGGGCCAGGGTATATAAAAGATATACCATTATCCCCCTATATACAAATACAACAAATACCAAACCTTTTATCTGGATTTCTGGATATTTTGCTACAGTTTATAAAGGTTTTATAACTTTTTTGGCTATTTTTATATGGCGATATTGGGGCTATAAAGGTTTGAGGTTTGGGGTTTTTTATGGTTTGGCTATTGACATATGAGGTTTGTTATGGTAAAATTGATTACGGCCTTACGATCTGTGGGGCTCCGTTCACCACTTGTCTCCACAATAAACCACACCTATCCAAACCTCTATAACTTCAGTAAGATTTATATGTGGATAACTATGTGTATAACCCTGTGTATAACTATCCAAACCTGTGTATAATTTCGGGGTAGATATCAAACCTTGCTATCGGGATATGGGGCTATCTGGGCTATCAGGCTATAGTGGTTTGTCTATGTATTCTTCTATATAGGGTGATGAGGTTTGAGGTTCTGTATACCCTCGAAATTTCTTCATGTACTCAACACTAGCGTGTTTGATATTGTTGCAATACCCATGAGCTGGTTTAACGTTATCCAAAGTATCAGAACCACCTTTGGACATAGGGAAGATATGATCTATCTGCAAACCCCATTCCCAACCTTTCTTACCACATTGTCTTGGAGCTTCAAAGTCAATAGGTTTGCTACAGATATGGCAGTCTGTTCCATATAGGTCTATTACGTCTTGGTCTGTGTAGTAATCATAATCTACCCCAAGTCTTCTGGCTCTTTGTCTACCAGCTGAACGATTATGCTTTAGTTTCTGTTCTTTTCTCCAAGCTCTACGCTTGATGTTGATCTCTTCATTACGAACCTGCCTCTGGGTCTTCCAGTAATGCTTCATAGCATCTCTACAAGGCTCACAAGGCAGCTCACCCTGGATCCTGGTATGCCTGTTATACCCAGCTAGGGTTCCGTGTTCAAAGTTATTTTCCATGTGCCCTCAGTTGGACTCGAACCAACACTGAATAGATTTTAAGTCTACTTCCTCTGCCATTGGGATATGGGGGCTGTAAGTTTATACTGCTTCGTAAGGCTCCCAGTCACCCTCATAGCCAAAGCATACCCCACCTGTATCCAAATCCCAAACCGCTATCTCTCCAAATTCTAGATACTTAACCTGATTGGGTGATGTGATATGAAACATCCACTTACCTTCTGGGATAGCAAACTCTACGTCTACATCTCGCATTAGGTTAATATGGGTATCTCGTTTAGCTGTTACAAACTGACTCATGTATAAAGTATACAGGGGATACTAGAGAATGTCAAGCACTTGTGCTTGTATAGATCTCTATTTTACCGCCGAACTTTAGTTGTGCTATAATTTCTATATGCCGAAGAAAACTAAGGGCGAAAGAAATTCGCAACGAAATAACGGGAAAGCTTCAAAGAAGCACCCAAAGGTCTGGGACCCAGCTAAGCGTAGACTCGTTAAGAAAGATTAACAATCTCTCTTATCTTAGCAAACATTGTCTCTTGATACAATGGAGTCTTGGTAGCATGAGATTGATCCTCTAGCTTTTTAATACCCTGAAGAATTCTTTGACGCTCCAGGTGCTGAACATTCTCAACAAACAGATTTAACGCTGCTTGGTCATCCTTACTGTGGCTGGGATCTAAAACCAGCATATTAGCTTCATATTTAATCATGTATTAATTGTATAGTGTTTAAAGAGAATAGTCAAGTCTATTCTGGAAACTCTTTCATCCATTCCTGAGTACGCTCAGTGATACCGTGCCAAGCTGACCAATTCTCTCCACCATTTGACATTTGAAAAGCAATCTTTGCATTCACCAATGGATCAAACAAGTCTTCATAACTGTCTAATCCATATTGCTCAAGCCTTGCTGGCCCCAAGCTTCCAATCATGTTAATTTGAAATAATCCATGTGAGTTGTCCCCTGTGTCAGGGTTATCGTTGTGAGACCTTGGCCTGCCAGTTGATTCTTTCATTGCTGTTCCCCAGGCTTCACGCAGACGCTCTCCACGAAAGCCAACTTCATATAATACAGCTTTTAATTCTTCAGGAGCCAGTTGCTCATTCTTTTTGTATTCTTTCTTTATCTGTAGTGGGATTTTTTCTGCAGACTTTTCTAATGCAAGAAACCTTTGGGTCTCTACTCTGTCTATTGAGATAGTCTGAGCACTAGGTTCAGGTTGGGCAAACGTTGTTAAACCCACAAACATCAGGGCACACGAAAGTACAGTTATTACAGTTTTCTTCATGATTTAGTTGTTGGTCTCGATGATTCTAGTGTAAACAACATCACTGTTGTTATTATCTTCTGCCCACTCACTAATAGAGATTATCTTAGTTCTGTCTCCAGTCTTACCCCCAGCGTGAAGCATTTCATCAGGACCTACGTAGATTCCAATGTGATATGCACTTGAGTAGTTGCTATAGCTAAAGGATACTAGGTCTCCAATTTTAGGCTCAGTCACAACCGCACCTAAGTGTCTTTGCTTGGTAGCACTGTGGTATAGGTCTATGCCAAGTTGGGCGTAGGTCCATTTCACAAGACCAGAACAGTCCCAAGCACGAGGACTAGATCCCTGGAAAACCCAAGGAGTTATTCCAACTTGTTTTTTAACCAAGACAAGAGTCTCATTTAGGGCTTTAGTGTCTGCGGCGATTTTCTCTAGCCTATCAATCTCAGCTTCTAGCTCAGCTTGCTTGTGTTCAGCGTCTCTTTTTAGCTTATTTTTTGCAGCCTTTACCTGTGCCATCCAGTCGTATGACCCAACCTTTGGTGGGTCTGACTTAAGCACTGGACCTGAAGCTACCTCTAGCGACTGAACTGGTCCAGAAAGAACCACTTCCCTTTTTACAGGGGAATCAACTATTGGTGCTGGTTTTGTTACTTGTGTTGCTGGTAGTTCTTTGTTGGATGACTCCGTGGATTCTATCATAGCAGCAAAGGCTACTCCAGTTCCTGTAGTCATCAAAAATGCAATCATACCAATTGCGATGAACCTTTTTCTTTTCATTTGGCGATCTACCTTTCCTTGTTAGTTAGTACTCGATCGTTGAGCGTTAGTGGGTGGTTACCCATATTCAGTTATAAGAAAAGAATTTGCCCATGACGTTGGCCATAGGCAAAAACTTGTAGTACTATTTTACCACAAAGTTGAGTTTATCTCTACTTCTTGGTCTTTTTAATGTTTTTTAGCTTATTAATCCACGGTTTCTCTGCATACTTTACCCACTCATATACAAAAATGCATACGGCAATTAAGAGACCTAGAGATATAGATTGAATTATGTAATAAGGACTTGGATCAATAAGATATGTTTCCCAAGGAAAGCTGTAGGCAATAACTGGAAACGCAATAATGTTACCAAACACTACTGAAAGAACAATGCTTTTATATATATTTTTCACTTATACTCTTTTCTTTGTTAGATTATTATATTGTACTACAACTTGATTGATTTAGCAAATACAACACGAGATGCCATTTTAGAAGCAGTAATGATTGCTATTGGTGCAGCTATAGATAATACAACACCAGCCCACATTTGAGGACTAGTCCAATCAAACTGCCAAAAGTCAAAGGTATGGAAAGCATTTGCAAATACCGCAATGCCTCCAAAAGAAACCATGCCCCAGAAAGCACCACGTGTTTTTTCTGGATTTCCCTCTTCATCAATACGAGAACCAAGAACAAGATAGGCAATGAGGTAAAGAAGATACATCAGCTCAATAAAGAAAAAGAATAGCGATGCCATCCATGCTTGAGAAAGACCTACAAAAGCAGCAACTGATGTAATACCATTAAAAGAAACAATGGCTGAAGCAATAAAGGCAATTGCTATACCAAACAACCATGCTCGTAGCACAAACCTTTGGTCAACCTGTATTTTTGGAGCACGCTTAGACTCTTGAATCCTGTAACGCTTCTTCTTATCACTTTGGATAATGTCGTTATGTGATCGTTTTCTAGTTCTTGGCATCTTGCTTTTTGTCTCCTTAAAGCTATCTGTTTTGTCCTGACCCTCAAAAAAATTCTCAACATCGCCAGCTTCTATCCTGGCAAGCAGTTGCTCTCTTGATCTGAGTTTTCCGCTATAAGTTTGGTCAAATGGCACGTTATTGCTCATACCTAATTATAACATAAATGGCATATTTGTCAAATTTTAATTTTTGTGATATGATATATCATACACGCAAAATATATCAGAGAGGGTATATATGAAAAAAATATTAGCTTTATCGTGGGTAGCATTTATGATTATCCTAACTTTGTCTTCAGCTATTGCAATTGCTGGTGCAATCTTTAATTTTCTAATCAACACCATTGGATGGTTGCCAATTGTTGCCCTGTTTGGCCTTGGTGCTGGAATGACTATCTTGTTTAAAATAACTTCCTGGGCTGATAACGTCTTGGACAAGGGCGAATAATCTTGAAAAGATATGAGTTGCGGAAAAACAAAAGGCAAGCAGAAAAACTTTTGGGGCGAGCAAAGCAGGATATGCACAACTACGTTGTTGAATATGCAACTAAGACTGAGGGTACTCCAACAGAATGGGAGCTAAAGGCTTGGCAGGCAGGATACATTGCTGGCCTTAACAGATCTAGCAACTGGGAAAAAGATTAAGCCTTCTGTGATAAAATATAGATGTGGTAAGTAAAGAAATTATTGAATTTACCAACAAAGACTCTGAAATCTCAAAGGTAATGGAGCCTATTGTTGAAGAGCTGATCAGTAGTGATCCTGAGATTAGTTATACCAGGATCAATGAAGAAGATGAACCAGACCTAAGAAAGCTTATCGTTGTAAGCAAGCAAGCAGTAAATCACCCATGCTTTGTCGGACTTGTTGGTGGAAAAGTTTCTGGCATGTCATCTGGTATGACACTATCAAAAGAAGATCTTAAATCTCTTGTAGATTAGAGACAAAGGATTCATGACACCCATAGCAGTATAGCTTAGGAGAGTCTGGATAAACAAAGCGTCCACCTAGAGCAATACCCTCAGTTTTTGCCATGTCAACCATAGCTGGGCTAGGATAGCCATAAAAAATATTAACTAACTCATGTTGACATTCTGGACAATTATTCATACATAAATTATAGCATTATTGGCTGAAGTTAATTTCATATTTAGGATTGGCTGTTATCCACATAGGGATCGAATATCTGGCGTTTAAAATTTTGTCTACGTGATGCTCATACTCTTCTCCTTGGGATGGAAAAACAATTGCCTCAAAGGCTTTTGGTGTGTAAGAGTATTCTAAGCTATCAAACTTTATTGTTCCATCATTTTCATTAGAGTTAAGGTATAAAACAAAACTATATTTAAAGTGACTATTGTCGTTTGGACCTGCGTCTAGATGCCTATTTACAATTGCACCAGGAAACTGTTTTGCTAAATGAAAAGAGGTAACATATAGCTCTTCTGGATCATTATATGCAAGCTTTATTTGCTGAACAACATCCCTGAATAAAAGACGTAGCTCTTCGTGTATGTCAGGTATTTTTTCAAGAGTTGGGTTTGAGTCTGTCCAAACCTCATCAACCCCGAATCTCCATACACACCTGTTGGGATTGCCCATTTCAGAGTAAGTGCTAAAATTATTAATGTTGAGGTCAATATAGTCGATATAAAAATCTGCTTCTCGTGGTGTAATAATGTTTGGAAGTATCTTAATATTTTTATTCATAACTCTTGACAACCTTTCTGCTTTTGATATAATTATATCAGTAAGTTGCCTTTATGGGAAGGTGGAATTGGTGGTCCTATGAAGGCAACTTGCTATTTAATTAGAGGGTATTGTGAATGTCAAATTATTGTATAGTCTATAGCATCCATTCAGACAAGACAGATATAGATAATCTATTACAGTGGAGAGAGTTGCTTTTTTCTTTGAAGACATTGAGGTCTGTAAATAAAGAAGTAAACGTAAAGGTTTATGTGTCGCCGCCAGATCGCATTAACAATATAACCATGTTTCCAGACATGAATAATTTAGAAATTATTCCAATTAAAAATCCCAACAATAACTATTCTATTCTGGGAAAAGAAGTTGCCATGTGGCTTGAAATGAAATATAATGCTGCATTTCATACGCTTAGCACATCTTCTTATGACAAAATTTTAATGATAGATCCAGATACAATTTATTACAAGGATCCAAATAGTCTTGTTGAGAAATACCAAGAGGATGCTTTTTATTCTGCTCCAGATGAAAATCAAGAACTATTTAACTACCTAGAAACAGACAAAAAATATATGAATGATGGGGTTGTTATTGTTCCAAGATGGTCCCTTGACATTAAAGATGAACTACTGCTTGCTAGATATAACTTTACCAATGATATAATAAATAAGCATAAAGATACCTTTAGCGATGAAGATATTTTTTGGAGGAATAGTGTTGGTTGGGCATCTCCTCAATACGGCATATATGAATATTTATTAAATGCTAATAGACCAGTTAAATATTTTGATTCTAAAGATGTGGCTAACTTGTCAGATTGGAATTCAGAGCTACCCCCCATTATTTTGCACTATTGGCATGTTGGATATCAAGATCACTTGCCAAAAGAATATTGGCCAGACATTGATGACACGCATATGACAAAAATCCACGAAAAGGTTTGACAATTTGATAGCCATCATATATAATTAAAACACAAATTGACCATTAGCTCAACGGCAGAGCAGAGAGCTGTTAACTCTAAGGTTCCTGGTTCGAATCCAGGATGGTCAGCTAATGGTGTGGTCCATACCACTCTCACAGGGTAGGAGATAAAAATGGACACTAGTGACTATTGCATAGTGGTAGTGCGTAACCTTGCCAAGGTTAATGTGCGAGTTCGATTCTCGCTAGTCGCTCTGTGGTCTTGTAGCTCAGTTGGTTAGAGCACTACCCTGTCACGGTAGGGGTCGCCAGTTCAAGTCTGGTCAAGATCGCCACGCCTCTATAGCTCATCTGGTAGAGCGACGCACTTGTAATGCGTAGGTGACGGGTTCAAGTCCTGTTGGAGGCTCTGTAGTATAATTAATAAAGAGGAGAAGTTGTGAGATATACAGAAAGTATTGAGTATCCAGGTATTAATTTTATTAAAGATAATGCAGATTTTTATAAAGAAAAATTTATGAAAGATACAATATTAGTTTTTAGAAATGCAAATCTTTCTTACGATCAGCACGAAGAATTACAAAGAGTTCTTGGAGATACCTTTGGATGGTTTCCAAACACTACCAGTGGCGGTATTTCTAGATATATTGAAAACCACTCAGCCAATCATGCCGTTAATAAAAACAATAAAGCCGAAGTAATCTTGCCTTGGCATATTGAGCACCCATATCTAAAAAATCCTATTATTGCTGGATTGTGGAATATGTTTAAGTTTAACTTAGAAAAAGATCATGGAGAAACTTTATTTATAGATACCGCTAAGATTTATGCCATGCTTTCCAATGAAGATAAAGAGTTTTTGGATAAGTGTATAGTTAATTCATTTCCATATGGTAATGGCACAACAATGCAACGTGGTCCAGCAGTTGGGCCACATTGGCTTACTGGTGAAACAATTATAAGATTTAGTCTTAATGATATTAGAAAAAATTGGCATGACCTATATTCTTTTGATGGACGACAGCCAACAGAAGAAGAAAATGAACGATTTATAGAAATTGGTAACTGGGTTATTAACACTATCTGGAATAACGACGAGCATCTTTTAGTTCACCAATGGCAGCAGGGAGATGTCATTATCCCAGACTTACATAAACTGGCTCATGCGGTTAGAGGTGGATTTACTCCTGATGATAGAGAGTTTACTGGGCTGTGGTCTTACCAAACCACGGAAGAAGAGTCTTATCAATAAAGCATGATATAATTAAAACATGGCTGAACATGCACTAATTACTTTATCTAATACAACTGCTCTTAGATTGACACCACTTGGAACACATTCTGGAATGGACTTTACCCTGCAAAATGTAAACGCTTCTGGATACATTTATATTGGTGGCGAAGGGGTTACTTCAGAAAATTATGGATTTAGGATTCTTCCTAATCACTCTGTCTCTTTTGAGCTACCACCAAAAGATGCTTTGTTTGCTATTTCTTCTGTAGATGCAATGAAGCTTGCAAAGATCACAATGGGGCTAGAGGTTCAAGACTAGTGGCTAGATTTACTCATCCAGCATTTGGAGATGTTGGTGGTTTGACAACTGAGGTTAAAACATATTCTCCAGTTTGGTCTGGAACAGGGTTAGCTTTTACTGGTGCCCCAGCAACTGGGTCTTATGTCAAGATTGGCAATATGGTAATTGTACAAATAGAGGTTATTTTTACAAATGTTTCAAACTTTGGAACTGGCCAATACTCTCTGACCCTACCGTTTGCTTCAAAATACCACACTGACGTTTATGGTGGATCTATCCATGACGTAGTTAATCAGGGTGTGGACCACTATAGCATCAAGGGTCATCTATCTGATTCAAGCACGGCCATGACTATCTGGGGTGTTGGAAGTTCTGCAAAAGACGAACCCTTTGACCACAACAGTCCAATAAACCTTACAACGACAGACAAATTCCACATGTCATTTACATACATTTGTGAATAAAATATCTTCTTGCAGAATAATAATTTTTCTGTTATAATTTTACATAAGGTCCGTTAGGGTAGCGGTCATCCCACCTGCCTTTCATGCAGGGCATCACCAGTTCGAATCTGGTACGGACTGCTTAGTAGAAAGATTTAAATGATTACATATATTGGACTAGATGGAGAAATGTCTAGTGCAGACATTCACACTGGTGGAAAACTTATTCAAATTGGTATGGCAAAAATGCAAGATGGAAAAATGATATCTATTGCTAGCATGCTAAATCCAGGTAGCATGGAGTGGTCTGAAGAGGCTGAAGCTGTCCATGAATTTACACAAGACTACGTCGAAAAGTTTGGGCTAGACCCATCACTGGTTGATCAAGAGCTTGCATCTTGGGTTGGTCATGGCTTAGAGCGTAGAGATACTATTGCCGTAGGCTTTAATGTTGGATCTTTTGATATGCCATTTGTAAAGCAATCATTACCAATTTTATTTAGCAAATTTTCTAGACGTACCGTTGATCTAAACGCACTAATTTTTTCTTTATCTGATACTGATAAGGAATTTCAAAAGATTAAAGCCAATGCAAAACGCTATGCTGAGCAGCAAATGAACAACATGTTTGATGGATTTAAAAACAGGCAACACGATGCAGAATATGATTCCGTAATGGCATTGTATTGTTTCGAATACATTCGTAGTCTTATGAAAAAGGAGAAGTAATGACAACAGTATACACAAAACCGTCATGCGTTCAGTGTGACATGACAAAGAGGTACATGGACAAGCTTGGTATTGAGTATAATACCGTTGATATTACTGAAGATGAAGAAGCCCTTGATATGATTATGGAGCTTGGCTTTAAGTCAGCACCAGTAGTTATATCAGATGCTGGCAGCTGGGCTGGGTTTCAGCCTGAAAAGATCAACCTTTTAGCTGCTTGACTTTTCTTTACTAAATTAGTATAATAAATATATAACAGAGGGAGAACTTAGTGATCAAACCACTAGAAGATAAGGTTGTTGTAAAACCTATCATTGAAACAGAGAAGACCAGTTCAGCTGGTCTAATTATTGCAGCACTTGAAAAAGAACGTCCTACTGAGGCAATCGTTGTTGCGGTTGGTCCAGGCACTGTTTTTGGAAACGGAGACAAGATGACTATTGATCTTAAGATTGGAGACAAGGTTGTGTTCTCTAAGTATCAGGGTACAGAGATTACGGTAGATGGTGAGGATCTTTTGATTCTTGCATACCGTGACATTTTTGCTGTGCTTGAGGGAGAGTAATGTCTTTGCCAGATCTTGATTGGTCTTACGACTATGAACGTGGTTATAAGGATGCATTAAGCAAAATGATTGAAAAGTTTAATCAAGAATATAACGAGACCGCTGCTGAAGATCCACACTTTGCTTTTTATGCAAGGTATGTTGTTGATACCTTACAGAAAGAGCTCGATCCGCAGATAGAAAATTAGCTATGGGACAAACGTGGATTGACATCTTGTCTGACCCCCATCATATTCTTGCTGACTTTATAATGAATGTTGGCTTTGAAATAGCTTTTGCCTGGCTTACATATTTGATCATTATTAAAATTATTGATAATCGACAAAGAAAAAAATAATCTTGAATGATTTTGAAGCTGAATTGGCAAGCGTTAGCAAAAAACTTGATCAAATTGAAGCTGAACTTGTAATGAACCAAGAAGCCATAGAATCTATAGAAATGAGGCTTCGTCTGCTTAAAACAGAGTTAGACTTTGAAGCTGATAAAATGGTATAATATATAGGCAAACAGAAAGAGCTGGTATGAACTTAAAAGACTTGGCACTAAAACCAACAGCCACCTATATTCAGGGGTACACAACAGAATACCCAGATAAATGGGATTATTTTATTAACTTTGTTGACTACTGTAATAAGGTAGATTGGGTACAGCAAGACGAAGCAGAGCGTAAACGCTTTATTGAAAGTGGTCGCTTAAGAAAAGGTCTGTTACAAATTTGGGGATATTTTACCATGTTTGCAGAAAATCCAACCGAAACACCAGACATCATGATTAATATAGATAAACTAAATGCTCAAATTAAATCTGATTATGGTGAAGAAAAAAGATCTTCTTTTGCAATCGTTAATTTTAGCAATGCTGAAAATGTAACAAACAGACATAATGACTTAACTCATAATTTCTACGTACAGTGCATTGGCTCTGTTACATGGAAAATCTATGAATCAATTAGTTCACCAGAATATAAAGAGTATACGCTAGAGCCTGGAGATGCAATTCTTGTGCCAGCTGGAGTTTCTCACGAAGTGGTAGCTCTAGAACCACGTGCTGCAATTACCATGGCCTTTCATGGACTAGGTGAAGAGGTTTCCGAAAAATAATGTATCCATTAATTTTAGAATATGATAACGCAATTGATCAAGAAGACCTAGACGCTATGCTTAGTATAGCCAACTCATCTTCTAATTTAGATTGGTCAAAAATGGATAACCTCGAAGAGACTGGACCGTTTTGGCTAGGCAAAAGAATGATAATTACTGAAACAGTTTTACCATCATGGCATGAAAAAATTGTAAGCCTGAGATCAGAAATTGATTTTTTTAACATTACAGAGCCAAGGAAAATTCAAAGATTTAACTATGGTGACTCTTTAGGGCCATTAGTTGATAGTGATCATGTTGATTCAATTAGACATGGAGCAATTCTTTTTTTAAATGAGCCTAGTGGATCTGAAATATATTTTCCAAGAATTAATTACAAGGTAAAAGCAAAGGCTAATAGACTTGTTGTCTATGGCGGAAACCAAGAATACATTATTCGTGGGTCAAAAAACCAAGATTATTTATATTTTTCAACTGTATTCATGAGCTAGAAAGAGGATAAAATGTTTACTACTGAAGAAATTAAGGATGCAATTGCAAATCCTAAATTAGTTATTAAAAAGAAGATTTTTTTAAACACCCCTTCTTGGGAAAGCTTTATTGGTCATCTTAATTATGAGTTTTACAATGACATATATCCCCCAGGTGATGAGGACGAGCCTTATAACCCAGACGATACCGTTATCAATGGGGTTAATATTCGTGAGCACTTTTATTTGATGAACACTGCAGCTGATAACCCAAAGTTTTTCCCTCAGTTTTTTGACATACAGGATGAGCTTAATAAAGTAATGGAAACAGAATACTTTGGGTCTTTTACTTTAATAAACTTTGTGGGTGGTGAGCGACCAATAAATGTTCACTGTGATCCAAGACACTCATTTTATTGGCAAACTCATGGAACGTCAATCTGGCAAGTTTTTTCAGAAAAAGATCTTGAGAATCCACTAAAAGAATATGAGATAGGTCAAGGCGACATGATCTTTGTTCCCCACGGCATATATCATAGCGTTGTTGCTCCAGAGCCAAGAACGGCTATTTCATTTATGTATAGTCTTTAAGTTATTTTTAACTTTAAGAGTAATATAAAGTATCAGAGTAAGTTCCATACTTTAATACGTGGTTTCTATACCATTCTTGATGAGCATTGTAAAGCTTTTCATTAAAATTTTCATTAACTATTCCACTATAAAACTTTTTTAAAAAATCGTGAGAATTTGATATGTAAATTAAAGAAATATCCTTAAGCTCTTCTTTGTACTTTTTGTGTTTTAAATCTGGTTGGTCTAAGAAAAATGCAAGCCTTCTATTTTCAAAGCCACCTTCATAATCATGAAAAACATAAGATTTAGTGGGAGCAACTATTTTAATTTTGCTGGCGTATAAAGATATAGACATATATGGCTCTTCTCCGTTGTAAAAAATACTAGGGTTATACTTATGATTATAAAATATTTCTGAATATCCAAATGCAAATCCCCCACAAAAATAGTTAGTCAGTTCTCCAAAAACGTTACCAGCATAAGCTTTGGTTCTGCCACCATACCTTGAAGGATGTCCTGGCTTATCTTCTAAAATTTCTACAGAAAGAACATTGTTTCTAGTGTCATAAAATAAGGTTCCGTCTAAATACCCATAGTTGTGAGGGTAAACAGAATAAATAAAAGATCCCCAATGCTTTGTTGCTTTTTCGTAATCATCTATTATTACTGTGTCCCAATTATCAATAAACCTTGAATGAGCGTCAACTTGCAAATAATATCTATGTATAATAGGATTAATATGTTCCTGTGTCTGTCTCCTAGCATACCCAACCCCCCTGGCCTCAAGGATTCCGACTTGTTTAAACTTTAAAGTTGATTTAAAGCTTTGCACTATCTCCAAGATTTGTTTTTCAAATGGGTCATTGTCTTGAACAAAAACAGATAAGGTGATTTTTTCTGGATATGTTGCTTTTTCTAAAATATCTTTTATTGTAGGAACAAGCTCTGTGTCTGCCATTGACGCTATAGAAACAAAAATAGTATTCACAGATATATTATAGCATTTAGAGCATATCAGCGAGCTTCTAAATGTGATAGAATAGATGTATTCAGAAAGAGATCAATGGCCAATATAGCGTTTTTAGGAAATTTTAGATTTGACTTTAGTTCAGAAACTCATCACGTAAAAAGCCTAGAGTCTTTAGGGCATACTGTTGTAAAGCTGCAAGAAAATAGAGTAAGTAGTCAAGATGTATATCATGCTGCTTCAAAGAGTGATTTATTTATCTGGGTTCATACGCATGGCTGGAAGACACCTGGAAATTTCCCTATGGAAAAAGTTTTAGAAAAACTAAAGGCCAAGGGAATCCCAAGCATGACATATCATCTAGACCTATGGCTTGGTCTAGAAAGACAAAAAGATTTAGACTCTGATCCAATCTATAAGCACATTGATCATTTTTTTACGGTAGATAGCAAAATGGCAGATTGGTTTAACGAAAATACAAACGTAAAAGGTCATTATATGCCTGCAGGAGTATTTGGTGAAGAGGCATACTACAAGCCCACAATAAAGAGACTTGATTTAGTTTTTGTTGGCAGCAAAGGATATCACCCTGAGTGGCCATATAGACCGCAACTAATTGATTGGTTATCAGAAAACTATGGAAAAAGATTTAGGCACTATGGGAATGGTGGAGTTAAAGCAATTAGAGGTGACGAGCTAAACACGCTATACGGAACTACAAAAATAGTTGTTGGAGATACATTATGTCCAAACTTTAACTACCCAAGTTATTGGTCAGACAGGGTTTATGAAACTCTAGGCCGTGGAGGATTTATTATTCATCCATATATTCAGGGAATGGAAAAAGAATTTACAGACAAAGAGCATTTAGTATTTTATGAATATAACAACTTTGAGCAGCTAAAAGAACTAATTGACTACTACCTAGAGCATGACGAAGAGCGTGAGAAAATTAGGTTAGCTGGTCATAATCTAGTTAAGAATAACTATACATATATGCATAGGTGGCAAAGTATCCTTAAGGAGCTTGGCGTTGAGTGACATAAAAGCATACTTGTTTAGTATAGGAAATAGAGCATTTGCTAGTCATAAAGATGACTTTGGTTTTGTGAGGCAAGCCTTTATCAGAAATAAAATTGAAATTGTTGAGACCTTGTCTTTGCCAGAGGTTGATAAAGCATTTGTGGTTTTGTCTGGATCTGACCTAACTGGATTAGAAGAATTTGTATCTGAAAGACTACAGGTTATTAAAAAAATAGTTTTGTTTATTACTTCAGATGAGTGTGGAACTTTTAATGTTGACAAAATAAAGCATCCTGATATTAAAATTTGGAAACAGTATCCATATCCAAAACACAAAAAATACTTTAAGATGCCTTTGGGAGCTCCCATAATGCTTGAAAAAAACATTCCACAGTATAGTCAAAAAGATATTGACTTATTCTTTGCTGGACAAATTACTCATCAAAGAAGGCAAGAGCTTGGTGTTGTTATGGATTCTTTAAATACAGAGCACTATTTGCCTACTGCTGGATTTATGCAAGGTAGTCCTTCTAAAGATTACTATGCAAAAGTTGCTAAGGCAAAAGTAGTTCCTGCACCTGCAGGCTCAGCTACAATAGATTCATTTAGATTTTATGAGGCTCTAGAGCTATTGGCTATGCCTATTGGAGATACAAAAAATTCTTCTGGAGAAGACTTTGATTATTGGGACTATGTATTTGAACAAAGCGTTCCATTTCCCAAAACAAATGATTGGAATTCTTTACCATCTATGGTTGATCAAATAACATCTGAGTACCCTGAAAATATGCACAAGGTTGTTGCCTGGTGGATTAAATACAAACGAGATTTCTGCAATAAAATTATGGAGCAAATAAATGAACATTAATGATATTACAATTGTTATGCCAACATCAGTACTGCCAAGTCATCCAGATACTGGAATTCTTGATGAAGTAATCAGGAGTATTAGACAATACTTTCCAGATAATGAGATTGTCTTACAGGTTGATGGGCTTCGAGAAGAACAGTCTCATCGTAAAGAGCAGTATGATGAGTATAAAAGCAGGGTGCTTTGGAAGTGTTTGCATGAATACAAAAATGTGCTGCCAATAATGTTTGACGAACATTCTCATCAGTCTACTATGATGCAACAAAGCCTTCACCTAATTACTACCCCATTAATGTTTTATATTGAAAGTGATATAGCCCTAAGAGACAATCTTAATCTTGATTGGCAAAAAGCTTTGGATATGCTTGACTCAAAAACAGCATATACCATAAGGTTTTACACATTTGAGACACAGGTTGTACCAGCACACGAACCACTCATGATGGATAGAGATGGAGATTTTGTGCAGACCTTTCAGTGGAGTCAGCAACCGCACATAACGTATGTGTCTTACTACAGAGATATGGTTTTGCCAAATACTAACTATAAATCTTTTATTGAAGATACCTTTTATGGCAAGGTTTTTTCCGACTGCTACGAAACTAAGGAAGCGTGGAATAATCACAGACTATGGCTATACAATCCATTAAACAAAGATGATATTAGAATTGTTAACAACCTGGATGGAAGAAAGCACCTTAGAAAGTTTACCTCTGATGATGAGGCGTGGGGATTAACTGAGGCATGAGACTAGGAATAATTGCAAGATCTGATAAGACTGGCTTGGGCAATCAGACTTACGAGCTAACTAAGATGCTTAATCCTGATAAGGTTTTGCTGATTAATTCTACCCACTTTAATCAAAACCAGCAGTTTCCAGAGCTGTATGATGGCTACAACGTCATAGAAACTAGCAGGGGGTTTGCCACAGACAAAGAGGCTGCGGCCTTCCTGGAGGGCCTGGACGCCGTTCTGAGCTGTGAAACCTTCTATAGCACAACCTTAATTGATTTAGCCAAAAAGATGGGCATCAAGACACTGCTACAGTATAACTTTGAATTTTTAGATAACCTGAAGCATCCAGATTGGCCACTGCCAGATGTTCTAATTTCTCCTAGCTTTTGGAATTTTGACCTTGTGTATGATAAGTTTAGCAGTAAATGTAAGGTTGTACATTTACCACCACCAGTTTCTGAAGAAAGATTTGCTAAAGCAAGATCAATTAATCAAGGCAGTAACTTAAATAAAATACTTCATGTTGCTGGTAAAATTGCTGATGCAGATCGAAATGGAACTAACACTGTAATGCAAATGTTAAAGTATTCTACTGCAGATTATGAGCTAGTTATTAAGGTTCAAAATCCAGAACGCCTGGAAGATATTTCAAAAGATCCTCGTTTAAGTATAGATACTTCTAACCCAGATAGCAATATGGATCTTTACTCTGGATTTGATGCAATGGTTCTCCCACGTAGATATGCTGGACTTTGTTTGCCAATGAATGAAGCATTAATGAGTGGGCTTCCTGTATTTATGACAGACATATCCCCAAACAATTTTGTTTTGCCAAAAGATTGGCTGATAGAGTCAAAGCAAATAGGAAAAATTAAGACTAGGTCTATTCTGCCAGTTTATGAGGCAAACCCAAGAAAGCTTGCTGAAACAATTGATAATTTTATTAATGATAAAAATAAAAGTATAGAAAAAGAAAAAGCTTTTATGCTTGGACAAGAACTTTTTTCTGTTGAATCTTTAAGAGAAAAATATATTAATCTTATTTGTGAGTAGAATAAAATTCCTTAAATGAAAATCCTACCATACTTTCATATGCCTCTATTGTTCGATTAGCTCCTAGGCCAAACTGGCCCTCCTCAATGCCACATAAAATACGCTTTTGTTTTTCATATGAAATTTTTTGTAGCTCAGTCCAGGAGATAGGCCTAATGTTGTTATCGTTCCAAACCTTTTTAAATCCTCCACGATGATAAAAGTGGTAGGCTAATACAATTGATGGAGAGTATATGTCCCAGCCTTTAGTCCAGGCTCTTGCAGCAAAACAAATCTCTTCTCCAAAGAAGCTTATTTCTGGATCATACGGAATTTCTTTTACAATTTCTCCGTAGGTGAATACAAATCCAGCTAGTATTGTATTTGATGGTTCTGGTATAGACCTCTCTGGATCATCAAACTCTACACGCTCTGCCCCCCATTCATTAGATCTTCTAAGTATGACTTTTTGTTTGGTAGGATGCACTGCCCAGTCTCCAACTTGCTTGGTATGCAAGACCGTGGTCTTTCCTTCTAGGCTGTATGGGGCAGGAAAAGAAGAAAGAATTACTTTATTGCTTGTGAGCATTTGAGCATCTTTTAACTGTTTAATAGCAAGCCTATCCCAATTTTCAACAAACCTCATATGAGAATCTATTTGCAAAAAATATGTTTCTTCTTGGTATAGAGACATAGCTTTTGATCTTGCAAATCCAACGCCTCTAGCATCTCTTGGGTGCATTGATATTAGGGAGTATTTAGGTAAAAATGAGAGGTCTGGTCTTTCACGATCCGTACCCTGATAAACAATACCAAAATGCAAACGCTCTGGCTTCTCTGCTTTTTCAACCATATCAATTAAGGTTGACTGTAATTCTGGATCCCTATAGCTTGCTACTGAAATAAAAATAGTTGACATATATACCATTATAGCAAAACAGGCTACCCCAAAAATGAGGTAGCCCGTAATGCGTTCTTATTACTTCTTAGCAGTCTTCTTTGCTACTGCAGCAGGCTTCTTCTTAACTGGAGCCTTCTTTGGTGTAGCCTTCTTTAATGCTTCCTCAACATCCTTAGCGTTTGGAGTAATACCAAATGCAGGATCGTTAGGATTGATGTAGCGAATTGCTACTGGCAAAATTGCTGCTACTAGTGACCATGCCAGGTCTAGTGGGTCTGTGACGCCAGCCAAGTAAAGGGCTGATGCTGCTCCCAAAACGCTACGCCCATATGAGGCAAGCAGTGCTTTTAATGATGTATTCATTTTTTTCTCCTTGTTTTTACCACAATGTCCATTTATTGTCATTGAGTATTTTACTGTGTAAATCGCATACATCTATAATGCGATCATCAGATGACTCAAATATATCAAGTGCTTCGTTCTCACAATTTGAGACCTCACACACCTTATATAGATAGTCATCTAATTCTGATATATCTTTTAGTCCAAGCATTTTATTTTTCCTCTGGCAATAGACTAATCAATCTGTTGTAAGATTCTTTAATTTCTGCTTTGTTTTTTGATTCAGTTTTATTTTTAAAATCAAGAACAGATAGCTGAACCTGTTCGATATAGCTAAATGCAGCTTCACGTGAATCTTCTAAAAACTTAGAATATCCTGGTGGTTCTGATTCTGACTTTTCTTTTATCTCTTTAATCCTGGATTGTAAAACTAGGATTTGGTGTAGAAGAATACTACAAACTATTAAGGATATGCCAAGAAGAATCTCAATCATTTTAAAGCCTTTCTAACAACTAAAACTACAGCACCATTTTCTTCTAGTGCCTTTTTTAACTTAATTACATACTCTAAAGCTGCTCTTTTATCTTCATCAGACAGAGTTGCAAAGTTCTTTTCATCTAATCTAAGAGATAAAAAAAACTCATTATCAATTAGCTCAACACCAGCAAATCCCTTTGGTGGCTGAACCTGATGAAATGCTCTACGCATTGCGTCAGTGTACATTTGCATCTTCCTTCCAGTGCAGATAAGACTTAATATATACCGCCGCATATGCTATAGCAGAAACAATAAATCCATACTGCTCAGTAACTATTGCGTAGACAGTCCAGATTACCTCATTAAACAACAAAACAAACCAGCCCCAAAGAGTTTTCTTGCCCACAAAATAAATTCCTGCTACGCCAATAGCAGCAAGGATCCATGACCATAGTTCCATAATTATTGCTCCGTCGTTAATGCTTGCCAGGTATTAGCCCAGTCTCGCTTTGTTTTGTGCTTATTAAACTCTCTAGATATGTCGCCTTGGTCGAGATAAACTCCACCCCAAACTCCAGTATTCTTGCCAGAAATTCCATTAGCAAAACAAATCCTGCGAACTGGACAAGACTTACATATGCTGTCAATCTCTTCTCTAATTTCTGGTTGTTCTTCATAGTTATCGAAAAAGTCATTAGTTTCCATACCCAAACAAGCTGAGTCATCTTTCCAAAGATGTGGCTCCATGTTTACCTCACATACTTATTTGGAATGCTCCATCCGTCTTCGGTGACTGTGAAGATGTTCTTGTAATACCAAGAACCTTTAACAAAAGCACCACTTGGTTTAGCCCAAGCTCCTGGTGATTTAATTAATTCGACTACGTCCCAACCATCCCAAGACAAAGACTTATTGTTAGCAACAATAGTCTCCATTTTCTCTAAGGAATTGATAACCATTTTATTACCCCTTGTTCGTTATTTTTTTTAATATGAAAACTTAAACCAGCCATACTCAACTGTTTTAGATTTATCTATGAGCTCTGCGATCTTAGATTGATTTTCAGTTGGCTTACTTAAAAAGGCAAAGTAATTTAACTTTTCAATATTTTGTTGCATCCATGAAGGTGGGACCTTAAAGAAACGTATTTTAATTCCACGTGACTTTAAGCTATTTTCAGTTATGTTTGAAAACTCAGCAACAAAGTTATTAACTCTTGCAGGCCCAGCAGAATAGATAAGGATCTCATTGTCCCCTTCTTTTCTATCAGACATGGCAACTGCCATTGCTCTCATAAACACCTGATAACTATCAAATGTCAGACTTCCCTGAACACCAATAATCATTTTTCTACCGTTCTATTAATGCACCCATTATTGTAATCAGTTTTTCTAACTCATTTGCGTTTAGGTTTTCAAGTGAAACAGATGTTTTGTTTTCTGCATCCCACGTGCCATCTTCATTTAAAGTTGACATATACATCTTGTTATCTTCAATCCAGTAAATTTCATCATCTGGAGTTTGAACAAACCTAATACGTTCAAATGAGTCGAAATCCTGTGACTCATCTACAGCTTCGTTGTCTTGGCCATAGCCCAGCTTCCAAATCTGTTCTTTTAGTATATCAAGGATAAGCCTTCCTGTCAAGAGCCCAAGTAAAAATTTTAACATTTATCTTTTAAATATTCTAGGTATTTTTGTGGCACAAAATCTGCATAATTTTGGTTTAGGTAATGAAAAACTATTACCTTTTTCTTATCTTCATCTGGCATGTCTCTATACTCATGGATGATTGAAACATCCATTGGATCAAACTCTAAAAAGTGCTTGTCAATGCTTGCCAAATACTCAGAAGTTGCATACTGACA